ATTGTAAAGGGAAACGTGTATTACTTGTTGGTAATGCAGCTTCCCTTTTCAACCATGAGTATGGTAAGTTGATTGACAGCTATGATGTAGTTGTTAGATTTGGCAAAGGGCTTCCCAACAGAGCCCATTTAGTACATCTTGGCAAAAAGACAGATGTTTGGTTTTTTGGTTCTCTGCGCGCTTCTATGTTTCAGCGATGGGTAGACGTTCCCTTTCAGGTTTATAATTACATGCAAATAAACATGTATGACCCAAATTGCAGTGTGCTGAATATTCCAGCATGTGTTACGACTGGTGGGTTTCAGGTCTACGAGAATTTCTTTATACTAGGAAATTTCGCTGAGCATGTTCGCTTGATGACTAAGATATATGAGAAACCGACCAAAAACTGGAAACTCGCGCCGAGATTATCTCAGGGCGCACTAGGTTTTCTTTACTTCGACGAAGTCATCAATACACACTCTCAACTAGACTTGATTGGGTTTGATTTCTTCGAATCTGAGATAAATTATAACTATAAGGGAAATGAGAAGACTGTGAATAGTTGGCACGTTCCAATTCCATCGTTCAACTCCGATCAGCCCCATCCGCATGGTGGATCTAAAGAAAAAGAATACATATTAAAGAGAATTAGTGAATCAGAAGGAAAGATTAAACTCTACCCGATGGATACTAAGATTAAACAGGATGTAGTTGATATGTTGTTGACTGCATTTAGACCATTGATAAAGTGAGAACATATGAAAAAGATAGTAATCTACAGCAAAACAAACTGCCCTTACTGCGTGTCAGCAAAACAATTTCTATCATCAAAGGGATATGTCTTTGAAGAGAAATTAATAGGCGTCAATGCTACTCGCGAAGAGTTGCTCGAAGCAGCACCTAACGCGCGCACTGTCCCGCAGATATTGATTGATGGTAATCTAATCGGTGGTTATGATGAGCTAGTAAAGAATTGGCCAACAATCAAAGAGCAGTATCTCCCAGAACAAACTTTCTTGGCAGAATAATATGGTAAACAGAATATATGATGAGCATACTGCTCTTCGCGAAGACGGCAGTAATATGACGTGGCCAAAGCATGATACGCTCACTTGGAATGTAATCATACACGATTATGTTGAAACCATAAAGCCCGACCTTCATCTACTTCAGAAATTAGGAATCATGAAAAACCGTGGCGCTATTCAAGCAGGTGGTCACTGTGGTGCATATCCATTCGCGTTCACAGAATTCTTCGATATGATTTTTACATTCGAACCCAACGCTCTCAGTTTCCATTGTTTGGTAAATAACTGTCAGGGTGAGAATATTATCAAGATGAATGTCGCATTGGGCAAAAGTACAGGTCGAGTAAAGTCATTTTCAGTTATCAATGAAAACACAGGAATGAATCAAGTGAAAGATTCAGGTGATGACAAATACTACATCCCTATGATTACACTAGATAGTCTTGGGTTGACCGATATCGATCTAATTGAATTAGATCTAGAGGGATATGAATACGATGCGCTCTTGGGAGCCAAAGAAACCATTGCAAGAAACAAGCCAGTTTTGATAATCGAGAATGCTACTGATGATATTCGTGGCTTTCTTTCTAAATTCGGATACGTCGAATGGAAGAAGATAAATAGACTCGATAGCTTATTTGTTTTGGAATCGGATATGGAGAAATTGAATGATCAAAAATAAAAAGATTTTAGTAACAGGCGGTCTAGGATTCGTAGGCTCGCATCTAGTAGACAGTTTGGTTGAGCACAATGATGTTACCGTAGTAGATAATCTTTCCACTGGTGATCTGTTTAATATCAACAAACACGCTATTACTTTAGTTCAGGATGTAGAAACCTTCTTCAAGGTTAGTGATGAAGAATTCGACATAATCTTCCATTTCGCTAACTGCGCGCGAATCGCTCGCTCGTTTGAATACTGTGAAGAAACTCTACTCAACAACTACAACTCAACCGTCGCGGTTTGTGAGTATATTAAGAAGACTAATCCGAACACGAAGCTAATCTTTGCTTCCTCGTCGACCACTGAATTTGCTGACAAGCTAAACAACCCTTACACTTTCTCGAAAGTTGTCTGTGATGAAATGCTGCAATTATATCGTCGTCACTTCGGTCTAAACTTTGATGTAGTTAAGTTCTATAATGTCTACGGTTCAAAACGCGAAAGTCTGCTTGGCGAATACACAACCATCATCCGTAAGTATATTGACTTGTACGAGAAGGATGAGATGTTAGTTGTCTATGGTACTGGCGCTCAGGCTCGCGACTTTACGCACATCGACGACACCGTTGATGCGTTGCACATCGTAGGAAATCTACCGAGCGAGGGCAAGACCTATCATATCGGTACAGGAAAGGCAACACAGATCCTAGAGGTTGCTCGAGCATTCAGACACAAATACTATCACGCTAAACCGCGCGATTATGAAGTTGCGTTTGTGATGTGTAAAGAACCAAATGTTCCTGGCTGGTCAGCCAACCGAGAAGTGATTGAGTGGATTGAAGAATGGAGAGATAACTGTGGGATTCGCTGAAGATAAGATGGCGCCAAACGCCATGGGTGGTACAGAACTAATGAAACATGCGCTGGCTTCGAGAATGCCAGACGGATTGCTTGATGATTTTCAGATCTTTATCTCGCGTGTGCACGAAGAACTTGACCCTAATAAGATACGTGTCTATTGGCACCAAGATCTACCATGGGATCCTGCAGCGACGCACCTAAAGGATACATGGAAGCAGTTTGATCATATCGTATACAATTCGAACTGGCAAGCTGATATGTTTAATAAGGTTCTTGGTGTTCCTTATTCACACTCGACGGTTCTAGAAAACGCAATCGAACCAATTGAATATAAAGTCAAGCCGTCTAGAACTGATGGTATTATTCGTATCATCTATCACACCACACCGCATCGTGGTCTAGAACTCCTAGTTCCCGTCTTCGAAAAACTATGCGAGAAGCACGACAACATTCAACTGGATGTTTATTCGTCATTCAAGATCTATGGTTGGGGTGAGCGCGACGCTCAGTATGAAGCCTTGTTTGAACGATGCAAGAATCACCCGAAGATTAACTATCATGGGTCAGTTCCTAACGCACAGATTCGCGAAGCCTTACAGAATGCCGACATTTTCGCATATCCAAACATCTGGGTTGAGTCGTCGTGCATCTCGCTTATCGAAGCGATGAGCGCGGGCGCACTCTGCGTCCACCCTAACTATGGCGCACTATACGACACCAGTGGCGGTATTACAAGAATGTATGGCTGGAACGAGGATGCCAATCAGCACGCTGGTCGTCATCTAGTAATTCTAGACGAAACTATCGAAGACGTGAAAGCTGGAAGACATATCGAAGAAGCGAACTACGTCAAAGCATATGCTGACTTGCGCTTCAATTGGAAAAGAAGAGCCTACCAATGGCAATCTCTTTTAGAAGCACTCAAAGCTCAACGATGATAAGAACCGTATAAGCAATGAGCCATTTCGTGTCCTAGGGTCATAACATCATCGTCATTTATTTTATCTGGCGGTTTGATGTGGATATCACATTGATATGGCGCATGTAGATCCCAAGCAGCCCAACCTAAAGATGGGTCGGCTGTTCTTGGTTGTTTGTTTTCTCTTTGAAAACGCTGTAATGCTCGGGTAACATCATTATATGACGGATGTTCATATACTGTTACTGTCATTGGTACACCAGTTCTATTGTGCTGTTTTTGCATCGGTTCGTATGATTTCTGTTGATCGCATGAAACAAGCAACAGAATCGCCAATATTACGCTTATAGTCCACGGAAATCTCATGGAAGTTTAGCCAGCTGGAAATGCATACCGTCTGGTGTTGAAACCCAATCGCCACCCCAATCAAATCCAGCGTCTTTGAAGCACTTAACGAATCCAGCCGACAGAGTTGGCTTTTTCTTCCAACCGTTCCATGCTGCGTTCAAATCAATTGCTAGTCCCCAGCTGTGTAGGCTATGCGACGCGTTGCCTTTCTTTTTGCGAATATTAAAACAACCGTCCCAAGTCTTTAGTTCTTTTGCTAGACCGCGAGCAATCAGATTTCTAAATGCTTGTTCCAGTGGCTTGACTAAATCTCGATTACAGTAGACTTTCTTTGGCGCAGTAGGAATTTGGGCTTCAATATCTGCTGGAACATCCCAGACGACCATCGCGCGTTCTAGGGTTGGGTCGCCGTATTTTGCGAGTGCTTGTTTACTTGTTACCATTTTCCACCTCGGTTGACTATGTGTAATTATTTAGTAATCGTAAGTTATTGATTTAGAAAGGGTTTTTACCCGCTAATCTCGGCTCACTTAGAAGGAAATTTCCTTATAAATCAACAACTTAGCTGTTTTCAGCTTACTCGAAACCTAGGATTCAGGGATTTGACCCTAGTTAGAAGCCCTCTCGTAACCCATTGATTTTATTAGTGTTTTAAGTTATTGATTTAGAAGGGTTTAATTCTTTTACTTCTCTCATAGCTAGGGTATAATAGTCCTATGGAAAATAAAATGTTCGACCGTATGCCACTCCCTACATCAGTGGTTGAAGTGACTACACGATTCAAAGAATCGTATCTATTCGCGAAGAATGAATTCCGCGACACAGTTTATCACGGCAAAGTGATTACTGCTCCATATCCAATCAGCAATACTGAATTCTGTATTGAAGACAAATCGATGCCATTCGGACATCGAATCATAAATCTACGACATGTCGTAAATCTCAAAATGATCAAAGGTGTCACTAGACCTGTGGCGCAAGAAACCAAGATCGTACACATCGAAGTTCCAGGAAGCAAAGGAAACACATATCACGTGACTAACGAAAGTGGTCGCTGGACGTGTACCTGTGCTGGCTTTCAATTTCGTCGTCAATGCAAGCATACGCAAAACGTATAATTTTACTTCTCACAATTTCCGTATTATAATAGTCCTAAAGGATAGTTATGGCTCTGCCAGAAAAGAAACGCAAACCTCGTAAGCAATATGACGCCATCGGTGGCGAACCTGTATTGCTTGAACCTGAAACCGCTGAGTTCGTTCGCGCACTCAACTGGTTCAACACACAGTGGACTCCCGACAACGCCAAGAAATGGCTCGTTGGCTACATGACTAAAAACAACTACAGCAAAGACGACATCGCTGCTGTGTCTGGCAAAGTCCGCAAAATCATTCCCACTTCTGCTTCTCTCGCGCGACTCTATACTAATGGGTCGGTGATTGACCAGAAGTATCACGCGACCATCAAACAAAGCATTGATGCTGTCTTAGATTCTAGCCGACCTGAGTTAGATGAAGACGGCAATCCAATCATTGTCGTAAAAAACGTCAAACCTAAAGCTGTTCCTAGCGACATGCTCGAATTCATGGATAACCTAATTGCTCTCTCGCTGGCTGGCGAGAAGATTAAGGTTGACTTCTATAAAGCGTTGATGGAAATGAAAGCGACCAAGTTTCATCTTGATGAACTGACTGCTGAATATTCTCCGCTTCTCGACGAACTCAAAGAGTTGAACGAAAAAGACGACGAACAGTTGCTCGAAGGATACGAACACGTCAGCTGGAAAGCAGTCAAGCAAACTATTGAGTTGCTGACTGATATGAATACGCAGTTCAAACAGATTAAAGCTGTTAAGAAGTCTGCTGCGCGCAAACCTCGCGCCAAGAAACAACCGAAAGTCGAGAAGATTATCGGTCGTCTCAAGTTCCAAAAAGAAAACGCAGAGTTCCGCGTCGCGTCAATTGATCCTGCTAAGATGCTTGGCTCCAAGTATCTGGTCGCGTTCAATACCAAGACGCGTTATTTGACTCTGTTCTATGCGAATGATGGTGGCTTCTCAGTCAAGGGTACTACACTTACCAACTTCGACGAAACCAAATCGTTCACCAAGAAACTTCGCAAACCGCTTGACATTCTTCCGCTTATTGATACTCGTATCAATGCTGAACGTCAATTCAAGCAGTTGAAGACCGAAGCCCGACCTGCTAATGGTCGCATCAATGACTTTACAATTCTCTATAAGGTTTGGTAATGAATAAAATGAAAACACTACGCAAAGAATATTGGACATTACAAATCTTCTATCACAAGCGACCACGAAAAGGTCACTGTCTAGAACTAGACTTCAATGATAAAAAAGATGCAATCCGTCAAGCTGTAGAGTGGCGCGAACTTGGCTACAAAGTTAAAGTAAACGCTGGAACAGATTTACCTCTGTTCTTCCACGATCCGCGCGACGAAGAAGTTGAAGAAAAACAAATCATTATCATCCCAGCTAAACGAGGCAGAAAGGCGAAATATCTATGAGCAACAATGTGATTGATGTCTCTGATCGTTTCAAAGCGAAACAAGACGAAGCCGACACCGAGAAGAAAGTTTCCAAAGCAGTTGCAGAATTTGAAAATGCATATGACGATATTGCCGACACGGTTAATATCGCGCTTGAAGCTGCATGGACTATTCTTGTTAGTCGCGGTATCAAACCGACAGAAGTGAATCCAAAAGATTATATTCTCTTTCGAGAAGCTATGTACTCTATGTTACTAGGAGAACGAAATATCTTACATCCACTGCAGGTAACAGCAGAAGAATTTTATGAAATGATTAAACCATGATTATCATCGACCTACAACAAGTGATGATTGCCAATCTGATGACTCAGCTTGGTTCTCACCAGAATGCAAAACTAGACGAAGATCTTCTTCGTCATATGATTCTGAATGGCATCCGAAATATCCGTAAGAAGTTTGCTTCATATGGCGACGTCGTTATCGCAGCTGACCATCTTAGCTGGCGTCGTGCAGCATTTCCTTATTACAAAGCAGGTCGCCGTAAGAACCGCGACGCTTCAGATATGGACTGGACGACTGTATTCGATACCTTTGCTAAAGTCCGCGAAGAACTGCGTAACAACTTCTCGTATCGTGTCATTCACGTAGAGGGTGCTGAAGCCGATGACATTATCGGCGTCATTGCTCATAAGTTTGGTATTGAGTTCGGAAACGCAGAGAAGATTATGATTGTCTCTGGCGACAAAGACTTCAAACAACTGCAACGCTATTGTAACGTCGAGCAATACGATCCTACTCGTAAGAAGTTCCTGACCTGTTCTGACCCAGAGGAATTCTTGATTGACCACGTTATTCGTGGCGATACCAGCGACGGTATTCCTAATGTCCTCTCTAAAGACGACTGTATGGTTACAGGAACTCGTCAGGGTGTTCTTTCGCAGAAGCGAATGGACTACTTTATGACCACTCCGTTCGAGCAACTCAAAGACGAAGAGAAGCGGAACTGGAAACGAAACGAACTTCTTATTGACCTAAATAATACACCGACCGAGATTAAAGAAAAGATTCTTGAAGTCTACGAATCGGAGGGTGGTAAGGATAATAGCAAATTATTCAATTACTTTATCAAATACAAACTTAAATTCCTAATGGAAAATATTTCGGACTTTTAACATGATGAAACGAATTTCACAAATCCTCGAGGAAGCAGCTGCGCTTCCCGATGTCCAATCCCGAGTAGACTATCTACACAAATACAATAGTGTTGTCCTACAAGGTGTCCTTAAAGTTATGTTCGACGAAGATATCAATTTAGATCTTCCTTCGGGCGAACCGCCATATAAACCAGCTACTCCAGAACAAGCGACTGATTTAGAAGAACGCTTGTATTCAGAGTGGAAGAAGATGTATCTTTT